CACCTTTTTTTGCGGGGGAGCCAACCGTAATCGCGTGCGCAGTACAAGTTCCAACAACCCTTTAACTATAGACAGGAGCAACAATGTATATATCTACACTAGATGTAGTAGCAATCACACTAGCCTTAGGTTTATGTACAGTGCTAGTGCTAGTCACAGCATATGCTAACCGTGCCTTGCTACACGAAAATAAAAATTTACGCAGGCGTATGCGTAGTAAGAATGAACACTGCTACAATTACCATTCACCTCGCCCATTCTAAGGAGACAAGCAATGAACAAGTTAACCAAAAACTATGACGTACTATTCTTAGCAGACCACTTCGTAATGGTGACTACTGTTGAGACAATACCAAGCGTAGACAATAGAGACATAGAAAAAGCAGCACTGATTAGATTGGCAGATGAGTATGGACAAGAGTTCGCAGACAATGTTAAGTCGTATAGTAAGAAGGTATCAATCGAAGAGATACCTGGAACTTCAACAGATGAAAACAACAAGCCACAAGAACCAACAGATACAATGGGTGGTGGAGAATGACCGAACCACGCTGGATAACTGAAGGTCAACGTCTAGTATGTGATGAGTGTGGCGAAGAACATGACAATGACTGTATAGTATTAGATGACCCAGATAGAATGCATGATGAGATGAACGAACTATAGTAGGGAGTTAACATGCAGTATGGAATTAAACGGTTCGCTGCAGTATGTACCACAGTACTACTGACAACAGCAACTCTGATAGGCATACCACTCAAAGCATATGTTCAACATATAAAGCACGACCCTAAGTGTGTAGACTTTCCACCTTTAGTGTGGACTACACACATGGCTAAGATATATACACGCGGACTAATGGCTATTGATTATCCAACATGGAATCGTGGCGAGTGGCGAGCACTAGATAAACTATGGACAACAGAGTCACACTGGAATGCTAAGGCATTCAATCATAGCAAAGAGATGTACAGTGGTAAGTATGCTGGCGGTATACCACAACTCCTAGGTATGAAGACTAATACTCCAGCCCCGCAACAAGTTGCGCGGGGGCTGTCGTACATACACACAAGATATGGCAAGCCATCAGTAGCATGGGCATTCCATCGGAAGCACGGCTACTACTAACAGAAAGAGAGAGAGCAATGAACAAAGCAACACTAGCAAAAACAATCAAGGAATATCCAACCATTGCAGAGCATGGCTTTGATAATGGTAGTAAAGAACAACAAGAAGCAGCACTACTAGTAGAAAAATATGTACAAACATATCCTGAACTAGTAGACAATACAGAAATAACATGCGCAATACTATGGGCGTTAACTGATTTAGATGTACGCGACTATGCATTAGGCTTAGTTCAATCAGATAACCTAGACCATCATGCTCAAGTGTGGACTAACCTCACACTAACAGCACCTAAGAAGTATCGCTCAGCACCAGCAACTATCTTGTCTGCCATTCGATATGAACAGCACGACAAGACTGAAGCAGTACGTTGGTTACTACATGCAGATGCAGAGTATCCACTAGCAAAACTATTGCGCCGTGTATACATAGCAGAGTGGCACCCAAGTAGTTTAGCAGGTATGCGTAAGGAACTACACCCTAAGGTAACAGCAAGCATCTTCGGAGAGGAAGAGTAACATGGGACTAGACATGTGGCTATATGAAAAGCAAGTCAAAGAAGTAGCATACTGGCGTAAGGCAAATGCTATTCATGGCTGGATTATTAATCATACTAATTCAGTTGATGACTGCACCCCTATTGAACTAACCAAAGAATCACTAATTGAATTACGTGATACATGTAAAGAAGTATTGTTTTACCCAAGCAAAGCAAATGAATTACTACCAACTACACCAGGATTTTTCTTTGGTTCATACCAAATTGATGACTGGTATTTAAGAAATGTAAAAGATACAATAGAAAAACTAACCACCATCATTGACCATTCGGCTGATGATGCCATCTTCGAGTATCAAGCATCATGGTAAGGGAGAGCAATGACAACAGTACTAGTAGATAACAGACGCAACGCTTGGAAGCGTGGCGGTACTGCAGTAAAAGGTACATCTGCACGTGAAGTAGCGCAACAGGCTGGGCTTGACTGGGAAGTTAGAACAATACCGTTGCAAGGCTATGTTGAAAGTTCAGTTAACAACTATGAATCTGTTACTGATTACTATGAAGTACCTAACAAGCAAGGCGTACTTAAGTTAGACAAAGACCACAACAACTCCATCATTGGTGTAGTTGGTAGCAAGTATAAGATTGTCCAGAACATGGAAGTCTTTGGTGCATTAGACTCTCTGATTGAATCAGGTGAGGCACGCTACAGTGCAGCAGGTGAGTACAATGGTGGTGCTAATGTATGGATGCTTATGGAATTACCTACTGGTATAACAGTAGCAGATGACCCACATGCAGCATACCTATTAGCCAAGACATCACATGATGGTTCATGTTCAGTCATCATACGACCTATCATTGAGCGTATCTTTTGTGCTAATCAAATAGGTAATCTTATACATGGCAAGATGAAGAAGCCACTTATGTATAAGATGAAACACACAACCAACTCTGAGTTATCAGTGTCGGACATACGTAACATCACAACCATTACTTATCAGGCTATCGAAGACTATGAGTTAACAGCAGAACAGTTACTCAAGCGTAATGTAGATAAGCAACAGGTAATGGCTATCTTCAAAAAAGTATGGGCACTACCATCCGAAGTTGAAGATGCACCAGTACACTTGCTTAGCCAGGGACAACAGCGTCAACAAACCATAGCAACTACAGCCCGTGCTAAAGCATGGGATATATACAGCCAGTCACCTACACAGGAGAACATCAGAGGCACAGCCTTTGGTGTATGGCAAGCAGTCATTGAGTATGCTGATTACTATGCTAGCGGTGGAGATGACAGGCGTACATTGGCTACCATCAGTGGTAGTAATGACCGCATCAAGAACAAAGCACTGTCTATCCTGACAGTATAAGTTTCCACATACATGGATATAATTCCATACACGTGGATAGTTAATGTATGCATACTGCAACTGCAGCGATAGCGCATTGACAACACCTGAGTATGTGTATAAACTGCTCACCATACATAACAACGAGAGAGGCTATAATGAATACAGTTACAATCACAAGCAAGACAGATGCTGACGGCAACATGCTAGCAGCAGTAACATATACAGAAACAGAGATACTACGATTCATTGAGAAAGCAGGACAAGTTGACCAACTTAACTTCGAACTCCGTCAAGTCCGTCAACAAGTCCGTGACTACTTTGGTGAACTTGATTACTCCAATGGAGAAACAACAATTCACCGTGACTCTATCAATGAGTTGCTCGTCAGAATTGGCTCCGATAAAATCAGAACTAAGTGGACCGCAAGAGTTACTATTGAGGCTACTGTTTCTGGATACACTGCAGAAGATGAAGATGACGCAACCTGCTGTATCCAAGACGACATTACAATTGACATAGGTTCATCTGCTGATATAGAAATAGATGGCATTGATGTTACAGATGTTGAGGAAGAAGAATGACAAAAGAATCATGGTCATGTTATAGATGTGGTGCTACCACTACAGACCCAGAACACAGTCTGATAGTATACTTTCATATGAATTGTCCAGGTAAGAAATGACAAGTACATATGTACCATACAATGGCACGGCTGGTTGGTCAGGTACTGAGACTAGCAAAGACCGTGCCATGTATAACTTGCGCACTGGTAAGGAATATAACAACCAGCAAAAAGCGTTAGCATTATTAAAAGAAGCACGCGCTAACGGACTAACGTGGAAAGAACTTAGTGAACTTACAGGCATGCATCACGGCACTGCAAGTGGCGTGCTATCAGTATTACATAAGTCTTATGCTATAATTCGTAGCCATCGCAGTCGCAATGGTTGTAAAATTTATTACAGCATAGAGTATAGTGATGCAGTAACGCATGAAGTATACAAAAAGAAACAAAAGATTTGCCCCAACTGCGGGCATGACATCAATGCATAGTCCGTCAACTATGCTATGATGGGGACACTAGAGTGAGTAGGTTTTGGCTCTCTCCTTGTCCTACTCACTACTGGTATCTAATCTAAGGAGACACATGACAGAACTACAGATACCTAGAGATAGGTATGGTAGACCTATGGTAGTACCACCCAAGGGTGGTAAGGCTGTACCATACACACGGACAACTACAGTTGCAGGTTCATTAGATGATGGCACTGCACTAGTAGCATGGAAGTTGCGCATGGCTGCAGCAGGATTGACATTGCGTCCTGACTTATTGTTAGCAGCATCAGCGCATAGAGATAACAAGTTAGAGATGGACAAGTTAGTTGAAGATGCTATGGAGGCAGCAGGTGCTACAGCACAGGCTACCATTGGTACTGCGTTACATACACTGACAGAAAAATTAGACAGAGGTGAAGACCTAGGTGTAATCCCTGAAGATTATGTAGCAGACATACAGGCATACCATGAAGCAACTAAGAACTTTGAGAATGTATTCATCGAACAGTTCTGCGTGCTAGATAAGTACAAGATAGCAGGCACACCTGACCGTATTGTTAAGTACAAGGGTGAGTTGTTTATCTCTGACTTAAAGACTGGTAGTATTTCCTACCCAAATAAAATTGCTATGCAGTTAGCAGTGTATGCGCACGGCTTGCCGTACGACCCTGCTACGGCAACCCGTTCATCATGGGGAGATGTGAACCAAGAGAAAGGAATCATTGTGCACCTGCCAGCAGGCGGTGGCAAATGTGAACTTCACTTTGTTGATATCAAACAAGGATGGAAGGGTATAGAGTTAGCAATGAAAGTCCGTGCCTTCCGAGATACAAAGAAGTCACTCGTCACATCAATTAAGGAGAACGAATGAGCAGCACCGAAGCACCTATTAGTATCAATCTAAAGACAGCAGGCGGTACGCAGATTACATTGCGTGCTGAAACACCTGATGACTTTACTGCACTTACTGCTGGTATCTTTCAGATAGTAGAAGCAGTAGGAGAAGTAGAAACAGCAGTGCGTGATAGCGCACCAGCCAACACAGCAACACCACCAAACCCACAGGTAGCAGCAATTGCAGCGCAGTTTAATGCAACAGTTGTACAACCAGACACACATGTAGCACCTACATCAGGACAACGTATGTGTCCTCATGGTGCAATGACTCGTATCCATGGGCTAACAGGTAAGTTCGGTCCATACAAGGGACACTTCTGCCCAGCACCACAAGGCGCACCTAACAAATGCACCACTCAATACATTAAACAAAATCAACCTGACTGGAACACATTCCAAGCCGACCAAACAAAGGCATAAATGAAAACACTACGCCGTAGTATCGGCAAGCCAGAGGTGGGGGGCGAACCATTAGCCCCTCCCTTTCAGGCTTTCCAACGTGAAGGAATCATTCTGCGTAGAGCAGAGGTGACTGTTATAGCGGGTACTCCTGGCGCAGGTAAGTCTAGTATTGCATTACATATTGCAGCAAGATTGAAACAACCAACGCTATACTTCTCTGCCGATACCAATGCACATACTATGGCTATGCGTTTGCTTGCAATGAAAGCAAAGATAACACAAGCGCATTCAGAGTACATGTTAAAGACAGACCCAGCCCAAGCAGAAGAACTCTTGCGAGAGTTCAGCAATTTGTATTGGTCATTCGAACCAAGCCCTTCACTTGCTGACCTATCAGATGAGGTGTCAGCATTTGAAACCATGTGGGGCAGAAGCCCTACACTTATAGTTGTAGATAACCTTATGGACATTGCCATTGATGGACATGAAGAGTTTGCTGGTATGCGTGCAGTAATGAAAGAACTCAAGTATCTTGCAAGAGATACCAATGCATGCGTACTAGTTCTCCATCATACAAAAGAAGGCGCACAAGGTTACCCTTGCCAACCACGCTCGGCATTACAGGGTATGGTCAGCCAGATACCAGCAATGGTACTGACAGTAGGGCAGATGATGCAGGGACAAGACGCATATCTATGTGTAGCACCAGTAAAGAATCGCTATGGCAAAGCAGACTTTACTGGTAGTACATACGTAACGCTATCGTTTGACCCAGCATCTATGTATCTAGAAGATGTGAACAGAGACTATAATCAAACAGTACTAACAGTCTAAGGAGAGCAATGCCTAAGTATAGAGTTACATATACACAATACAAAATAAAAGTTATCCGTGCTTCTTCACTAGCAATAGCAGAAGAACGCGCAAAGAAAGCAGAGTCAGGCAAGTGGGAACTAATACAAGTTAAAGACGAACCACAAGAGTGAGTAGCGCAGCCAAAGCCAAAGGCTCAGGGGCAGAGCGAGATGTAGTTAAGTACCTCAAGCAATGGTTCCCTTATGTTGACAGGCGATTGGCTGGTGCAACCCTAGACAAGGGTGACATATCAGGTAT